GCATGTGGGAGCAGCTCGTCCTTCGGAAAGTCCGAGCAAATGTGAGCAAGACGCTCACCCTTCCTGGCGCACTCGATGATGTACTCACAGCGCTGGCGCAGCATCTGGGAGCCCTTGGTGGAGAGGTCGTACTCCTCACCCAAGCCAAAGATCTCCTTCTTGCCGTCCTTGAAAACCTGGCTGAGCGGCCAGCCGGGAGAAGTATCCCGGGCTATGGCACGCATGCCGGTCACGCTGTTCCCGTTGATCGCCTCCTCAAAGTCGAGGATCCGGCGCGGGTACTTGTTGATGCTCTCCAAGAGCGGCTGCATGGCCACTCTCATGCACCTGGCAGGAAGATCCATGTCAGTATGCATGACAGCCGCACTGTAGCTGCCATAGGCATGCTCCAGCGGGTAAACCCTGCCACCGGACCTACTGACAGGTCCTAGCTCCGCCGGACGAACCGGGCTCGGGCCTAAGAAACCATAAAGGTCCGTAGGCTTGTACCGGGACTCCGGAGGGAAGCAGTTGCCGGACGAGAGCTTGTAGAGCGGCAAAAAACTGCCCTGCGTACGCAGAGGCAGCTCCTCGCACTCCTCAACCTCCGCCTGGAACTTGGTGGCAAGCGGCCGCAGCTCCGGCGACACGACTGGTAGACCGCACTGCTTGACCTGCAGCTGCAGATCCTCCTCGCAGCGATCAATGACCAGCGGCCGCCCACTCTTGTGAGCAACTTCCCGCATAAGCGGGACGAGCAGTTCCTGAGTCACAATGTTGCAGTATCCAGTTCTTCGCGATGGTACAGTGTTGTTCCGAACAGGCGTGCCGGCAACGTGCAAGCCCAAAATCGTGTGGGCGTAGGGCATGCGGTTGTTATCCCGCAGCATGACTGCCGTTCCGCAGTCGCCCTTCACGGTAGGCACGCTGTACTCGAAGCACCGCTCGAGCATCATGCCATCGTACACAAGCATGCGCTTCTCCGCCAGCTCGAAGTGGTAGACGTCACGACTGTTGTCGTCGGGGAACTTGTCGTCCACCCGAGAACGGTACATGAGCGCTGCCTTGCCACTGAGCTTGTCCACCTCCTTCTCGGTGATGAACTTGGAGAGCTTGTGACCGTGAGCCCGACACTTATGCTCCATCCTGAACACGCTGAGATCATGCCCAGCATCGTCCACACGCGGGTGGTCCAGAAACTGCCGCACCGTCATGGAAATCTGGTACTCACACTGGTTGGCATTGCGCACGTAGACCTTATCGTCCAACGTGTAATTGCCACACTCAATGTCTCCCATGATCTGCGAGATGTAGTGGTGTGGAAAAATGAACACGTCGTCCTGCACGGCCAGCATGTGGCCAATGTATGAACAGACGTTTGGTGTGACCTGCACGCGCAGAGTGTACGTGTCCTTCCAGATGGAATGATGGATGGCGAGGTTCTGCGACTGCTTAGAAGCAGGCCGCGGTTGCTGGTGCAAAGGCACCGCCCGGGGCTTAACCGGGCGGTTGCTCTGGACCTCGGCGTCCGCTGCGTCGTCGTCGGAGTCAGCAGTGCCCCTCCGGAAGAGGAAGCGCGTAACCGACTTGATCACGTACTTGACGAGCTCATAAATGGCTCGCATGCTCGTGCCGACGAAAATGGCGTTGTAAATGGGGTGGGTAATACCCACCGCGCTACCAAGCTTGGACAGCGCTATCGCCATGCGCAACAGAAGATCCAGAGCTCTGCCGACGAGAGCGCCAAAAGTGTAGGCAGTCTGCTCCAGGCGGCTC